ACCTGGCTGAGGTCGCCGGTCAGCAGCTCGTAGGGCACCCGGAACCCGGCCGAGATCGTGTGCAGGCTCGCGCGCTTGTACTCGCCATAGCCGCCGGTGGCCGAGGGCTGGTTGAACCGGATGTCCTTGCCGCCCCGGGCATAGGCGATCAGCCCCGGCTCGAACTGCTCCACCCGGTTGCCATCGGCATCGACCACCGAGGGCGCGATGCCCTGCTGCGCCTCGTCGTCGCCGAAGACGATGGCGGTGACGCAGGCCTCGGTCTTCTTGCGGACCAGTTCGGCCACCTCGTAATCGTCGAGATCACGCAACGACCGGATCACCGGCGCGCCCCAGGGGACGCCGCGCGCCTGCGTCCTCTGCTTCTCGTAGACATGAGTGATCTCGGTCGCAGGAACCGGGCGGCTCTGCAGCCCGTTCTGCAACGCCCCGTAGGCGTCGCCCGGATGCTCGGCGTGCAGCCAGTAGGCGCGGCGTTTGCCGACCGGGTCGAACTCGATCCCCTGCACAAGGCGGCCCGTGCCGATGGCGCCGGATTTCGTGGCGTCGAGGAAGTCGGCCTCCAGCACCTGCAATTGCAGCGGCACCGGAAGGCCGTCGCTCGCCCGGCGCAGGCGGCGGCGCACCAGCACTTCGCCCGCTTCGACCATCTCGCGGCAGATCAGCGTCTGCAGACCGTAGAAGTCGAGCTGGCCGTCGGCGTCACAGTCCGCCGTCCAGCGCTCGAAGAGCGCGTCGACCTTCCGGTCGAGCGTGTCGTCGCCGCTGGCGGCGCGCGGCATGATGCCTGCGCCGATGATGTTGTTAACGAGCACTGCGACGGCCTTGGCCGCGTGCGGGTTGTTGCGCACCAGATCCCGCATCCGGTCACGCAGAAGCGCCCCGGCGACGCCGATCTCGGTGTCGGCCGAGGAGCCGGGCGCGCGCCAGCCCTCCGTCCTCCGCCCACGCGCCGCTCCGTCATAGCCCCGTGTCAGGGTCTCGAAGGCCTGCCGCGCCATCACGCGACGCGCGGCCATGCGCGGCGCCACCGATGCGATGGCGTGATCGAACCAGGTCGCCGACATCAGCGATCCCCGCGCGAGAAGCCAGCGTGCCCGGCCACCGGCAGCGGCCGTGTGGTGCCCGCGATGGCGCGCTCGATGGTCCGGATGCGCGCCAGCAGATCCTCGGCCGAGCCGTAGTCGACGGACTTGCCGTCGTAGCTGACCCGGGTCGTGCCGCTGGCATAGGCCCGGCGCAGCGCCGAGAGCTCGGTTTCTGTCCAGTCCATGCCCTTCGCTCCCGCTCAGTGCGTTCGTTCCCTTGCGACGCTCCACCGGAGCCTCGCATCCGCTGCGCGGACCGGTCCTCACTCAGAACCATCCCCCGCGCCGCCCGAGCCAGTCGGAGCGGCGCTTGCCCTGCGGGGTCTGTCCCTGCCGGTTGATCTGCCCGGCGGGATCGGTGTCGGTGGGGGCGGCCCCGAGCTGATCCTCGAGGTCGCGCCATTTCTCCTCGGGCCAGCGGTCCGCGCCCGCGATCCAGGCGGCGGCGCGGGCATAGACCCGGCAATCCAGCGCCTCGTTGCGCTCGCGGAGCTTCTGCCATTCCAGCCGCGCAAAGCCGCGTTTCGTGCGCACCGTCACCAGCTGCTCGGCGACGAACTGCTTCAGCCATTCGTTCTCGACCCAGTGCGGCAGGTGCACCGAGCCGGGCGGGAACGCGGCACCGTCGGTCATGTCCTCCTCGGTCGGGCGCGCCAGCCTCAGGAAGCGGTAGGTCTCGGCCTTGAAGGTCGAGACCGCCACGGTCCAGAGCCGGGCTCCGCGCCGCAGGCGTTTGCCGCCCTCGGTCGCGTCGACAAAGGTCGGGCCCGAGACCGGGCTCGAGCGGTTGAATCCCTCGACGCCCTTGACCGGCGACACCTGCCCAAACCCCTGCGCCCGCGACCACGAGTAGACCGCCGGGGCCTCGTAGCCGGTGTCGATCGCGAGCCGCGCGATCCTGAGATGCGCGCCGCGTTCGTGCGGCCAGCTTTTGTCCAGCAGCGCGGTCAGTTCCGACCAGGCGTCATGCCGGTCCGGCCCGCCTTCGATCACGACGTGATCGACGAGCCAGCTTTCCAGTCCGCGACCCCAGGCCCAGACATCGACCTCTATCCGGTCCTTCTGCACATCTGCGCCTGCGGTCAGGAACAGCCCGCCCGCAGGCACGGTGCCGGATGTCCAGCGCTCGCGGCGGTCGTAGAGCCGCTGCCAGTCGGGCGCTTCCCCGGTCTCGACCCATGTCTCGCCGAGGATCGTGTTGCGGAACGCCTTGATCGCCTCGTCCGACCCCTGTGCCGCGTCCCATGCCCGCACGATCCGCTCCCAGCTCAGCCAGCCGATCGGCGAATAGAGCGCCGAGAGGTGATACCCGACCGTGGTCGGATCGGCGGCCGTGGCGGTCGCCCGCCATTCGCCACCCTCCAGCATCGCCGTCTTGTGATGCTCCGCGATTGCCGCGTCGCAGCCCTCGCAATGATACTCCGCCGTCTCGGGGCGACCCTTCTGCCAGCGCAGCCGGTCGAACTTCAGCCATTGCATCGCGCCGCAATGCGGGCACGGCACGAAGTACCGGCGCTGGTCGCTGGCCTCGAACTCTCGCTCGATGCGCGACAGCCCCCGGATGGTGGGCGTCGAGACCAGGAACACCTTGCGCCGATGGGCGAAGGTCAGCGACCGCGCTTCCGCCAGTGTGACCGGGTCGCCTTCCTCGTCGGCCGAGGCCGGATAGGCGTCGACCTCGTCGAGGAAGATGTACCGCGCCGGGGTCGAGCGCAGCCCGACCGCCGAGTTCGCCCCGGTCATGATCAGGATGCCGCCCGCGAACTCCTTCGACAGCATGGTGTTGCCCGCATCGCGGGATCGCGCGGGCTTCACCCGCTCCCGCAGCTCCGGGCTTTCGTCGATCAGCGGATCGATCCGCTGCCGCGAGTTGCGCTTGGCCAGTTCCACCGTCGGCTGGACCGCGAGCATCGGGCCCGGCGCCTGGTGGATCGCGAACCCGATCCAGTTGTTGCCCGCCTCGGTCGCGCCGACCTGCGCCGCCTTCATGAACACGATCCGCTGCGTGGGATCGCCGGGCGACAGCCGGTCCATGATCTCGCGCATGTAGGGCGTGCGTACCGTGCGATACCGCCCGGGTTCGGCCGAGGCGCGGCCCGAGAGCATCCGGTGCCGGTCCGCCCATTCCGAGACGGTCAGGTCCGGGTCGGGCCGCAGCCCGTTGCCCCAGGCGCGCAGGATCTCGCCCGCGCCGTCGAAGTCGGTCAGGCCATCGCCGCTCTTATCGGAAGTCGGGCCGGACCTCGGCGAGTTCGTCGAGGTGGGCGCGTACATGTTTCTCCAGGACCTTCTGCATCGCGGCTGGCTCCACGGTGATCTGCTGACCTGTCGCGTCGCGGCACGAGGCCGAGAGCTCGGCCGCCATCAGCGCGGCGGCGCGTGCAGGCCAGTTCACCCATGCGTCCCGTTCCTCCCGCGCCAGCCGGAACACCAGCGCCAGCGCGCGCGCCCGCTCGATCAACTCCCCCTTCAGCTTCTGCAGACGGATGCGCCGCTCCTGCGCCTTGAGCACCTCGTTCGCGGTCTTGGCCTGCAGAAAGGTCGTGCCGCCGCCGACGGCCGGGACCGCCAGACCCTGTTCGCGCAGCGTGTCGCCTACAGCCGCCACCGCCGCCTCGGGGACGGGCTTCAGCTTCGGCGCGAGCGGCTTCCTCGTCTTCGACGGGTCCGTCGTCTCGGCACGCCTGACGTCGCTGGCGGCCGCGTTGATGCTGCCGTCGGGATAGAGGACCAGGCGCTCGGCTGTCTTCGCTTTCTGGATCGCACCGCGCGACAGCCCGACATGCGCGGCGTACTGGCGCTCGCTCATGCCCTGCATCGACCGCTCCGATTACCATTCAGATTCATGTGCTTATCTAGTTGATAAGCCTCCGCAGCAGAGCGAACGTCACTTCAATGAAGCGATGCAACTCACCACGGAGCCACCACGATGACCCGCCGCGCCACTGACAACTCAAAGGCCCTCGATGCCTTCATCGCCGCGAAGACCGAGATCGACGCGATGCTGGAGCGGCTCGCCACCCTCAGCGCGGACCATTTCGAGACCAGCCCGGAGGAGATCCATTGGGGCCATGTCGGCACCCTGAACTACTACCGCGCCAAGCTGCGCGAGATCACCGACAGCGCCTTCAGGGAAGGCGAACACGCCGAGTGAAACGACCCGCTCCCGGTCCCGCCCGCCGACTGGCGGGCTCGGCCTCGTAGAAGGGCCCGCATTCCGCGCGCCCCGATACGGGAGACGACGATGACCAAGCTTTCCGACACCCAAGCCCTGATCCTGAGCGCCGCCGCCCAGCGGCCCGATTATATCGCCCTGCCGCTGCCCGAGAGCCTGCGCGGCGGCGCCGCCGCCAAAGTGGTCGGCGCGATGCTCGCAAAGGGGTTCCTGCAGGAGGTCGACGCCGACATGCGCAAGGGCGATCTCGTTTGGCGCGAAACGGGCGATGGCCACGGCGTCACGCTGATCGCCACCGACGCAGGCCTCGCCGCCATCGGCATCGAGCCCGAAGAAGCGAACACCGCGCCTGCGGGCGCGACGGACGCGCCGACCGAGGAGGCTGCGACGGACACCCCCACTGAGCCCGCAGCCGCGCCCAAGGCGCGCACTCCGCGCGAGGGCACCAAGCAGGCCACGCTGATCGCTATGCTGCGCACGCCGGACGGCGCGACCATCGAGGAGATCATGGCCGCAACGGGCTGGCAGTCGCACACGGTGCGCGGCGCGATGGCCGGAGCGCTGAAGAAGAAGCTCGGGCTCGAGGTGACCTCGGAGAAGGTCGAGGATCGGGGGCGCGTGTACAAACTCCCTGCCGCCTGACACACCGGACCCCGACAGGTTGATGGCCGCCGTCCCACTGGGGCGGCGGTCGATCATTTGGCGCTCCGCATCCGGATCGTCTCGAACACCCGCCGCAGGGCGAAGGATCGTGCGATGCTCACCAAGGTGAACACCGCGCCCATCTTCAGATTCTCCGCCAGCGTCGTGTGCAGCCCGAAGACCGGGAAGATCAGGATCTGCGTGACGACGGCGACGCCGTAGCCGACGACCACGTTGGTGATGGACTCGACCAGAGACATGAGGCGTGACTGCTTCATGCGGCGGACTTGCGCTTTCGCGCGGGTTCGGGTTCGGGTTCGGCGTCCGTGTCCGGCGTCTCGGCCGGTGGTTCGGCATCGTCGCCCAGCCGCTCGGTCCTCACCTCAGCGAAGGTCCGGCCGTCGCCGTCGAGGATCGCGTCCTTGCCGGTTTCGGCCTGCCAGCGTTCAACGGCGACATCGATGTAGGCCGGGCTGATTTCCATCGCGAAGACGCGGCGGCCGTTGGCCTCGCCTGCGATGATCTGCGAACCCGACCCAGAAAAGGGCTCGTAGCAGAGGCCGCCTCGGGCGACGTGCTGGCGCATCGGGATGCCGAAGGCGTCGAGCGGTTTCGGCGTCGGGTGGTCGGGGCGCTCGTCCTTCGCGAAGCTGGGCATCTCCCAGGTCGACGGCAGCGTTTCCTCGGCGACCTTGGGCGGGCGGTTCGGACGCCGCCAGCCCATGAAGCAGGGCTCGTGTTTCCACAGATAATGCGACCGGGTAAGAACCCCGCGGTCCTTCACCCAGATGATCTGCTGATGGACAAAGGCCCCGGCCTTTTCCCAGCAGGCCTCGAGCATCGCCTGGCGGCGCGAGGCATGCCAGCAATACCATGCAGCATTCTCGGCGATGGCCTCCGCCACGGCGGCGGAAATGAAGCCGTCGTAAAGCTCGGCTCCTTGCGAACTGTCGTCCCAGGTCGTGCCATAGGACGCCGACCAGTCCTTGTTGCGGGTCGGATGGTTCGAACCGTCGTAGTCCACAAGATATGGCGGGTCAGTTGCGAACAGGATCGCCCGTTCGCCATTCATCAGGCGGCGCACATCAACCGCGCTGGTGCTGTCACCGCAGAGCAGCCGATGGTCGCCAAGGATCCACAGATCGCCGGTGCGGGACGCCGGATTGCGCGGCGGTTCGGGGATGGTCACCGGCGGCACGGAGCCCCCGGCGCCACCTTCTTCACCGTCCCCCTCCGGCACGAAGGCCAGCAGCTTGTCCAACTCGCCGTCGGAGAAGCCGACCAGCGAGAGGTCGAAATCCTCGGCCAGCAGATCGTTCAGTTCCGCCGACAGCAGCGCCTCGTCCCAGGTGCCGAGTTCGGTCAGCTTGTTGTCGGCGATGCGGTACGCCCGGCGCTGCGCCTCGGTCAGGTGGCCCAGCACGATGACCGGCGCTTCCGTCAGCCCCAGTTGCGTCGCGGCCAGCACGCGCCCGTGCCCCGCGATCAGCTCGCCGTCGTCGGCGACGAGGCACGGCACGGTCCAGCCGAACTCCGCCATGCTGGCGGCGATCTTCGCGACCTGGTCCGGGCCATGCGCCTTCGCGTTCTTCGCGTAGGGCTGGAGGCGCGACAGCGGCCACGTCTCGATCGCGTCCGGGGCGAAGCTCAGCGTCATGGTGGGCAAGGTTCCTTGGTCGGGTGGATGCCGGTGGCTTCCGGACTCCGGATGCCGGGCTGGACTCCACACGGGGTCCAGCGGCCACCTGCGGTGCCGGTCGGAAGGCCAGCGTTCATTGGTGTTTGCGCGGGGCGCGCGTGGCTCCGGCTTCCGGGTGGCTTCCCAAAAATCCGGTCCTGTCGCTGGCGATGTCCCGCGCTTCGCCCGCCAGCATACGAATATCGCCAGGAAGGAACCGGAAACTCCCTCGGGCTGGACCCCGGCCGGACCCTCGCTGGATACCGGGGTCCAGAAGGCCCCCGTCAGCGCAAAGGGGAGAGCGAGCCTTCCAGCGCACTCTCCCCATCTTGCCTTCGGAATAGCATGGATCTGTTGCAGATGTCGAAGGGAAAAGTGTTGCAACACATTGGAGTCACTGCGCATTCAGGCGCGCAGCGATCTTGGTCAGCGCCAGCTGCCAACGCCGCCATGCGGTCGTGCGGTCGCAGCCGAGTTCCCCGCTGATCTGCTTCCACGGCACGCGGGCGGCGCGCGACCAGACCAGCTTGCGCTCCGCCTCCTCGATCCAGAGCACCCAGTCGAAGGTCTGCTCGAGCCGGGTGATCGCGGCGGCCGAGGGCCAGACCCGCATCGGCTGGGGTTCCATCGCCGCGATCTCGCGGCTGGTCCGCACGATGTCGGGCCAGGTGTTGAAGTAGCCCTGCGCCTTCACCGGCGGCAGCTTGCGCAGCGTGCGGAACGCCTCCTCGAAATGATCGGCGACGCAGTCGGCGGTCCATTCGCGATCAGCCATGGCGCGCCTCCCTGTCGGAGGAACGCGGGCCGTATAGCTTCTCGCCGAGCTGGCGGACCAGTTCACGCTCGGGCCAGGTGAGGCGGTCGTCATCGGCGGAGACCGCGAGGACGCCCTGTTCCTGCCAGCCCTCGCGCTTGACCTGCTCGGGATCCCGGCGTCGGCCGCCGTAGCCATGGGGATGCCATCTCATGCGACACCTCCGTTCGTCTCGATCGCCCAGAGCAGGATCGCGATGGCGTCGGCCTCGTTATCGTCGGCTGGGCTGAAGCCGCGAGCACGGACGGCGGCGACCATGGCGGCCTTGTCGGCGTTGCCCTTGCCCGAGGCGTGGCGCTTGATCGTGCCGACCGGGACGCCCTCGTAGGGCACGCCGCGCAGCTCGGCCCATGCGGTCAGCGTGGCCATGAGCCCGCCGTAGATATGGCTCGCGTCGGTGCCCGCGTGGCGGCGGACTTCCTCGAACCAGATGGCGGCGACGGGCCCGGACAGCCGGTCGATCTGGGTCAGCCAGTTGGTGAAGCGCAGGTAGCGCATACCGCCGCCATCGAAGCGGCCGGGGCGCAGCGAGACGGTGCCGCTGGTGATCAGACCGTCATGGCCGCGGATCGCCCAGCCGGTCGAGGTGCCGAGGTCGAGCGCGAGGATGCACGGGAGCAGTCCGCCACCGTCCTCCATCCGCACAGGAGGGTTGGTGACGGGTGTGACGGATGTGACGGATAGTTCCCTATCTGTTCCACAGGCGCGCACATGCGCGCGCGTAACGGTCTTATAGGTATGATCCGTCACATCCGTCACACTCTCTGAATTCATTGGCATTTTCCTATTCTCCCGAGAAAAGGTCAGAGTTGCTGTCATCGAGGGCGATGCCCCGGAATCCCTTCGCGGCGCGGGTGTTGTGACGCTCGAATCCCCGGACGATCAGGGCTTCCGAGAAGCGCTTGACCGACCCTGCGAACTCGCCGTTCGCATCGGCCCACGCCTTCCAGTCGGCGAACATCGCGGAGGTGCTGGCGCTGAGGTGCAACCCGACAGAGCAGCGCTCGTCGATCCAGCGACCGATGGCGTCCTCGGCCTCGAAGTAATCCTCAGTCGCAGCCATCACGGCGGGCGGAGGGCGCAGCCCTGTCCGCTGCCATTCGATGCAGCCTTCGAGCGCCCATGCGAGGATCCCGTCACGTTCCGCCAGCAGCCTGTCCGCCAGGTGCTTGTCGCGCCTCGCAGGAGGGATGGTGACCGTGAACGGCACCATGTGCAGACGCCGCTTCATCGCCTCATCGACGTTGCGGATTGAAGGCTTGTGGTTGCCGACGATCAGCAGCTTGAACTGCGGGATGAACTCGAAGAAATCCTGCCGCATGAAGCGGGCCGTGATCTTGTCGCCCCCGGTCAGCGCTTTGAGTTTGCTCTCGGCCCAGCGGCTGCCCTGTTCCGTTTCGATGGACGTGACGATGCGCGCCCCGCGCAGGCCCGCCATGTCGGTCGGGTGGCGATCACCCTGCGTGGCCATGAACATGTCCATCGGCGCGACGGTGGCGTAGTCGCCAAGGATGGCGGTCAGGGTGTTGGCGAAAACGGATTTCCCGTTTGCGCCGGTGCCGTAGAGGAAGAACAGCGCGTGCTCGGTGGTCACGCCCGTCAGGCAGTAGCCCGCCATGCGCTGCAGGTAGGATTGCAGTTCGCCGTCCCCGCCCGTGACGGTTTCGAGAAACCCGAGCCAGACGGGGCAAGCGTCGGCGACCGATGCCCCGGCGATGCGAGTCATGAAGAGGCCGGGGTCGTGCAGCAGCGACGCGCCACTACGCAGGTCGACCACGCCGCCGGGCGTGTTCAATAGCCAGGGATCGCGATCCCACGGCTCGGTCGTGGTTGCGTGGCGGCGGTCGGAACGGGCGAGCCGCTCCACGGCGGACACGGTCGCGGCGCTGGAAAGCTTCGCCTTGAGCCGTGCAGACCCGGCGCGCGCCGCCGCCTCGCGGCAGATCATCCGGGCCAGATCGAAGGCCTGCAGCGTCTCCTCGCGCCGCCAGAGCTTGCCCGACCAGGTCAGCCACTGCCCCCAGCCGGCGACGTAGCGCCATGTCTCGGCATGTCGGGCGGCGAAGGTTGCGGCGAGCGCATCCTCGGTGAAGCGCACCGGCACCGGCCCATCATGCCCCCCGCCAGCAGGGCCGCCGCCATCGGGACCGTCATCCTCGTCATCGATCTCGCCGTTTCGGGCGGCGTCGCGTTTCCAGAGGCGTTCGGCTTCCTCGCGCAGCCGGTCCTCCGGCCAGGGAGGGGCAACGCGGGCCGTGTTGTAGGAGACGATTTCCTCCCACGCCTGTTCGCGCGGCACGTGGCCTTCGCGGGCACGGCGGATCCAGTAGCCGATCACGCGCGACAGTGCGTCGAACCGCGTTGTGCCATCCACGCCGCCTTCGCGAACCTGGCGGCCGAACAGCTCGGTCACGCTGCCGCGCTCGGTGGCGGCCATGTTGAAGTCGAGCCCGTTCTCGCCTTCGAGCGGCGGCATCGCGATGATCGCTTCGAGCAGCTCGCCAAGGTCGTGATCGCGAGGATCGTGGTTCAGGATCTGCACCAGCCGCCGAAGGCCCTGTTTGGCGTGGATCGATCCCGCCACGCGGATCGGCTGGTGCGCGGACCGGAACGAAGGGTCGCCGCCGACCTTCGCGGCGATCATGTGCCGGGCGCGGCAGACCGTGGCGATGTCGTCGCCTTCGGCAGGCTCGGTCAGACGCCAGTAGAGGTGCAGCTTGCGCCGGCCCTCGGCGGTGACACCACCGGACGCGACTTCGAGTGTCGGGCAGCCGAGGTGCTGCACAAGATGGTCGCGCTTCGCGCCGATGTCGCCATGGTCGAGATCGACCAGCACCACCTGCGTCTGGACGATGCTCTCCGCACGCGCGTCGCCGGGAGCCGCGACTGTGCCGGGCGCAACGAACAGGGCCATGCCAGCGTCGCTCGCCCATGTCGCCTGAAGCGCGAGTTTCGCGGCGAGCGTGGTGTCCGCTTCGATGAAGGGCACATGCGGCGGACCATCGCCCGCGCCTTTCTCGGCCAGCGCACGGACCGGCACCCAACCGTCGCAGTAGCCGAACACGACCTCGGAATAGATCGCGATCATTTCGGTGTCGGGCGCGACGTCGTCGGGCGCGATGGTGTCGGACGGGACCGTCATGCCCAGCACCGTTCCCGCCACGCACAGAAGCGGCATTCGAAGTGGTCGGGGTCGGCCGTGTGGCGGGGAAGAAGTTCGCCCGCATCACAGGCGCGCAGGATCGTCACCGCCTTGTCGCTGGCGGACTGGGCGAGTGCGGCATCGAACGGCACGAGTTGATGCCAGATCTCGCACGTGTCCTTGTTGATCGCCGTGAAGAACGCCGGCGCCTCGGTCAGGCCGAGATAGGCCTGGTAGAGTGCGATCTGGGTGGCGTAGACCGGCGTCGCCTTTCCGACGCCGTGCTTCGCGATTTCCCGCCAGTTCTTGGCGTTCGCCGATTTGCACTCCCAGAGCGCAGGAACCGCCATGCCGTTCGGCGCGGCGACGACCACCCCGTCGGCATGGCCTTGCACACGTCCGCCCACGACCGAAAAGCCGAATTGATCGCCATGTCGATTGCGCGTGCGAAGATCGAAGCCGGCCTTGCGCAGCCAGGCGATGGCCAGGTCCTCGAGAACGTGCCCGAGCGCGAAGATCCGCAGGGACTTGCCCGAGAACCCGGCGCCCGGGTCCTTCGGCGTCTTCAGGTATTCGTACTGCAGCCTGCGCTGGCAGATGTCGCCCAGCCGGCTTCCCCCGAGATAGTCGCGTTGGGGACGTTCGGCCTGTTCCGCCACGAGGGCGGTGTCGATGCAGGCATTGACGGCGTCCGCGAAACTGGGCGGCTTCTCCCGATGG